CGAATGCTGGTATTATGTAGGGATTTTTTACGATGCTCTACGACAGCTTTTTGCAGTTCAGGCGGCAGTCTGTCTAGAAAAGAATTGCCAGTGCGCTCAGTGTAAGGATGCTTATCAAGTAGGGAATCAACGGCAATAGGATCACCATGATTACGAAAAATAAAGTTGTGAGCATTAGGGTATATCGCAGGTACGTAATACATGCGGCTAAGGTCTTTAGTTTGTTTATCTCCAATATCGTCAAGTTCCGTATTGAGTGCATGCCAGAAGTGTCGGATTCTATCCGCTCCAACATGTTGGTCAAGACGAAAGACGAGTCTGAACTTTGGTGCATCAACCTTGCTACTAGCAGTACTGTAGCAGATATAATCATAAGACCCAAAACGAAGGTTAATATCATCTTTTACCGTTAACCCCAACCCAGAAACTGGATTATCCAAACTGTAATCATCGACATCAACAGCAGCCCAACCACCCCAACGAACAACATTTTGATTAGACCGAGTAGTACCCTTGGTATAAACAGCAGGAGAAATGAGAGGACTACTATTGTTGCCACCACCTTTTTGACCTCGCTTTTGAGACAGCCCGAACAACAAGTCAACAAAATCTTGCCAATCACCGAAGCTCATGGACCGATGAGTCTTGTTGTCAAACTGATTCTTGAATATAGTTAATTCATACATGTGGGATATCATATCCTACCCTGCAGGGTTTGTCAAGCATATCGAATGGTTTTTTCACAGGGGACGAGTTCTATACCAGCAATCTCATATTGTTCTTTCCAAGTCTTGTCTTTGTATTGATCACAGTTTTGAATTTGAGCCAAACGATGATTCTCTTCGGGCGATACATGATGGCAAGCAGATGTTTTGTAGAGAAACTGGCACATTTCTTCAAATGTTGCCCCATCACGAACCATAGTGATAAGTTCAACGGCAGTTCTCTGCCTTGAGTGATAATGTTCATTGGTCTTTTTGAGACGAGTATTCCGCTTCCACTCACCTTCATCAAAGATGCAGAGAAACTTAGAAGTAAAACCACTGTGTCTTTTTGTAAGTTCGTATACGAAACTACCTAATAGTCTAGCGAGATATCCTTGATTAAGATGAGTAGTGTCACCACTAGAAACCACATGCCAAATCACACTACATTTTTCTAAATTATGACCTTGAAAAGGATTCATCCGAAAAAGTCCTCTAGAGACGCCTTTGGTTCATCTTCCCACCCAACTGCATCCAGGATTGGTCGCAGAGGATCCAGGAATGTTTTGTCATACATCTTATTATAGTCAATAAAGTGGTGTAAGTCAAGCTCTTTTGGTAAAGAAAGTGGGTAAGAGATGACATTTTCATTCAGACGATTAGGCACCTTCAGATAGACAAACTTGATCTTCTCGCCGTTCTTGATAATCTCATAGCGACGATCTAAGCCATGATCCTTGACAGCCTTGTTATATAGGATTGCGCCACGAACATGGATAGGACAGCCCTTCTTGTAGACTGTAGTGCGATCTTGCCACTTGGTCACTTCAGAGACGCCTCGAGGAAAAGAGATGTCTTCAGGCGGCAGGCTGCAAAACTCTTTACGAAACTCACGGATGAATTTCTGAGTCTGAGCTTCAGTACCATTTACGAGAATACGGAAGACTTCTTGAAACTTGTCACGCACAACCATAGGAGTGGATGATTTGACCGCTTCAATACCCATTAACTTGAGTTTAGGGGTAGCGTACTGCACACCTTCATTGTTATGGACATTGAGAATGTAGCGCTTCTTGGCAACCCAGATACCACGATCAGCGATTACCTCTCGACCCATCTCCATACGATTCTCATATGCATTCGTAAGCAAGGCTAATTCTTCATAGGACTTCTCAAGCACCTTCTCAAAATGCTCACGGCAAATCTTATCAAGAAACTTGACAGGATCTTTCGGAGTGAACTTTTCTACCAGAGTGTTCATCCGAATGTATAAGGAGTCAGTGTCAATCGCAACAACATAATCCTCGTCAGTCTTGAGAAGATTATTCATCTCATCATTGACGGCATGTTGCGCCCACTTGATTGACAACTGACCCGCAAGGGTTACACTCTCAGCAACTCGCTGATCAAAGTATCGGAACCACCGATTACCCAGAGCGCCATAGAGTGAATTCATTAGAATCTTGATTGCCATCTGCTGATTGTCTAGAGAGGCAATCTTGTTCTCAAGTTCTTTCGTCTTTTCAGTTTCGTACTGCTGCTTGGCAGTCAGAAGTTCTTTCTTGATCTCTCGCCGTTCATCATAGTACTGAACGATGACGCTAGGAATCACACCTTGCTGCTCATGAGAAAAGCGAACACCAGTAGGCGCAACAGAGTGCTTGTCAACAGAACCCATCTGACGATTGAGCATCTTCTCTACACTAACATCAGGAACAATGCCATCAAGCACAGTCTCAGGTGACATATTATATTGGACAATGATGTTCGGATACAGAGAGTTCAAGTCGAAGGACACAACCCAATCATGCGCACCGACTTGAGGCTCTTTCACATAGCCGCCGGGATACTGAGTCTTGGCTTTCTCTACTTTCTGAGGGCAAGCAATCTTGCGCTGATTCAGAACCCGATAGATGATAGAATCCCAAATATTCGTAGTGCCCAGAGTGTCATTATAGTTGACACCACCACGATATGCCATGGTCAGGACCAGGGAGATGAGGTCAAGCTTCTCATCAAGTCGCTCGACAAGTTCAACGTCCTTGATATTATAATCAATAAACTTTTGAAAGTCATGCTTGTACAGAGCGTGAAGAGAGCCGTGTTCCTCGTAAGATAGCTTTCGCTCACCTAGCACAACATTTGCAATATGATCAAGACGATAGGACTCTTGCTGCCCTAGCGTGTTCAGAGTAAACTTACGAAAGATGTCCAGATAATCTAGCTGCTCAATGCCGACAACATCATAGTATTTTTCCTCACGACCATTCATACCAGATGCTTTACGCTCACGCAGAATACCCCAGGGAGACAGCTTCTTGGCAGTATCGTTACCAATCACCTTGGTGATACGATTGACCAGATATGGAATATCAAACAGCTTGGTGTTCCAGCCTGTCACGATGTCTGGATGACGATGCGCCCAGGCTTGAGTGAACTTCATAAGCAGTTCGGTCTCAGTGGTGCATCGCTCGTAGATCACATCAGAATTCTTGACATCATACTCATACAGACCCCAAACACGATAGGGTCCTTTGGGAGTTTTCATAGTGATAGCGATAACAGGATGATCAGCCACATTAGGCTCTGGGAAGCCTTCGTCTGATGCGACCTCAATGTCAATCGTGCAGACATCAATCCACTCACGATTGAAAGAAATCTTGTCTGGCATCATCTCAGTAATATACTGATAGACATAATTGTTCATGCCGAAGACTTTGAAGTTCTGCACACCTTCGTATCGGGCAATGAAGTCTTGCGTCTCCGACATAGAGTCAAACTTCACAGGCTCTACAGGAGTACCGTCTAGACCTTTCCAGGTGGTTTGATTCGTATTCGACTGAACATACATCGTGGGCTTGAAGGGAATCTTGGACTGCAGACGCTTGCCATCAGCCCGGTAGCCACGCATCAAAATGTTATTACCTTGACGGGCGACAGAGGTATAGAAGTTCATTTGATTCATGCATGCTCCATTTCAATATGACATACATTATACATGGCTCATCACGAAAAGTCAATAGGTGCCCCCGGAGGGGCACCATGATCCATTACTGAATCGGGACGATCTTAGGTTTCTTCTCTTCAGGAAGTTCAACCTTCAGCAGTACATATAGGATGCCGTTCGTATAGGAAGAACTAACGACAGTCACATGCTCATTGACTTTGAAGGACTTACGAAACTTCTTGGTAGAGATGCCCTTGTGAAGAAACTCACAGGGTTCGTCATCACGAGGAGACTGCTCACCAGAGATGTGCAGGTCAGTGCCGTGATGTTCTACCTTTAGTTCGTCTTTTTCAAATCCCGCCAGTGCAAACTCTAGTTGGTAGGTATACTCGTCGTACTTGACTAGATTGTGCGGAGGATAGTTTTGTTGGTTGGAGGGTTTGCTAAGTAGTTCCATATCACGAAGCAGGTTCTCAAAACCAACGAGGCGAGGAAGTGCCCCAGCAAAGGGCAAAAGATCATGGTTAGTCATGATTGTATCTCCTTAAGTTAAGCAAGATTAAAAGTGGACCAGCTAGGCTGCGTCCATGTTTATTTAGCTAAATAAACGAGGGTATTATACATTTTTTAGGATCTTTTGTCAATGGCTAATGTCAAATATAATAATAACAATCACTGCAGTCGAAGGTGATATTGTTATCGTTACAAGACCTGTCTAGAAGTAGATAGACGGGTCAGGATCACCTTCGACACCAAATGAGAATGTGACCCTTGAATGGTGAGGAAGAATCTGATGATGCGTCTGTCTGGGAATCCACACATAGTCGCCGGGGTTGAACCAGATAGGCTCATCGTTATTGAAGCCCTCTAGCCGAAAACGAATCTGACCCAAAACCTGAACGAGAAAAACATCCATGCTGTCTTTGTGCCATGGATAGCTTCCGCTCTCTCTACCGAAACCAGAAAAGGCAATATTGGTGATGTTGTTACCATGCAGAGCAAAGGTGTCTTGCATCTCTTGCTCAATGTCTTTGGCAAACTGAGGTGCAGATGGTCGATCATGGAAGCAGTTCATCTCAATCTTCATCTTATCGGTCTTTTCTTTCGTAAGATGTTCGGGATGAGAATCGACCATATACATGTGAAGATCCCAATTGTATTGGTCACTCACAGGAAAGGGTAGTTTACCAAAGAAGGGTTGACGATCAGCAATGTAATCGTCTTTACCCTTAAAAATATCCAGCATCACTTGTTTCCAATATTATATTTGGGACAGAGTTCCCATTCATCCTTTTCTTTGTAGCCAATGATCTTGACTTGACGCATCGGTGCTTGATCTTGTGCAACATCTCTGTTCTGAATCTCAACAAGACCCCAGTCCTGTAGAAGTGTAGCAATCGTATTGCGACGCTGGAGATCAGAGAGTTCAAGGTTAGACTTCTTGCCATCTAACAGAAACAACTCTTTGAAATGCACGATAAAGTACCGACCCTGCTTGTGCAGAATATGGCAAGACTGAAACAACTTCTTTTCTTTACGAGAAGCAACTCCGATGCGAGTCAGTGTTTCTCTTACCTTCAAAAAGTCATCTGGTTCTGCCAGAGTGACTTCCAGCATCTTAGCTGGAGACCATTCAACGATGTTATTTTCTTCCACCTTTATTCACCTTATTTCTTATAATTGTTAGTTGGTCAGAAGAGAGAAGAGGGATTACTTGGCGGGCCTTTTCATTACTATACCCATAATACTCTTTCACTGCTTCCATATCATCTATCTCAGTGGGCTTCATCCACTTAGAGAAGCGTTTACGCTTCCTAACGATATTTATAAGAAATTGGAATTGTAACTTATTGTCAAGGTGATGATACTGATTCATAGCATTTGCGACATGAATCGTATCAGAAAAATATGAAAGACTGCGATTGACCACAAAGGGCACATATTTCTTTTCGTTATCAGGGTCTTCCATTAAGTCTTTTTTGGTATCATTAATTACATTCAGAAAGTCAAATGGGCTCATAATTTATCCGCAAATATGTTCACTGTAATTCTATCATTTATATCAGAATAGTAAGAGTGCCAGGAGTTGTCTGACCTATAGAAGCCTACTGCTCTGTTTGGTTTCCATTCAACTTCATTTTCAAAAACTTCTTTGCTTGAATATAGTTTTGTGCCATTACCACGATCAGAAATATAAAGAACAATCGTGAATATCTTACAACTTGAATCGCAGTGTGTTTCATAATTAAATCCCTTACCTACATTCATGTACTCAACACCTACAGTGGTGTTGGTGAAGTCTTCACCCAGAGTCTTTGTAAACTCTAAGAACTTCTCTCTCAGAATATTGTGAATAGTGTGATAACCACGGTCACGAAAGAAGAAGTTTAC